TTAATCTTTCTGGTTGATATCTTTGTGCGTTTTTGATTTTTGAAGAAGGAGAATTTCCTGGATAAATTTGATGAACAATTGCACCTGGATATTCTCCTTGAATCTGCTCTGCCAATTCATTTTTGGAAAGCATTTTACCTTCTACTTCAAGACGGTATAACTTACCTTCCCAGACAACATCGGCAAAGAATGACTCTTGTGCCTGTTCTGGTTGAGAACCTCCTACATTGAGAGTTCCATTGAAATCACCATTGATGGTGATGCTTTCGGTTAAAAATTGTTTAAAACTTTTCATTAGTTACAGTTCCAACGACGGAGGGCTTTATTGATTCTGGAATCTGGGTCTCTAGCAGTTTTAGCAGAAGTGAGACGCTTCTTCATACCACTCATTCTTGAGCAGAACGACTTGCGACGCTTTGCATCTTTAGAACCTGCTTTCAATTTTGATGGTTTTTTAGTAACTGCAGTTTTCAGTTTTGAACCTGGATTCTCTCTGCGATAGGCATCAACTGCTTTTTGACTTAAACCATCGGTTTTGTCTTTGCGATTTACAGATTGCCAATCTTCATCAACCTCTTCTTCAGACACATAAAGCAATTGCTCCCCTGGTTTGTAATCAGTTACATAATAGGTATTTACTTTTGAACCGGGATAGACTTTTTCAATTTGGTCTTGAACTTCTTTTCTACTTGGTTTTGTAATTTGTGGGAAGAACAACTTAATCATGTAAAACTTTCCTCTCCAACTCAAAGTTACCACAATTATATTTCCAGTTCTTTGTGGAACTCTTACTGCTTCACCAATGTCACCACCACCATCAGATGATTCTGATGGTACAAAATCCTCTGGAGTTTCTGGTGCTAAAGATGCTGGTTTTGAGAACATATCCCAATAGTGACCACCATACTTACATTCGGTTCTTAATTCATTCTTTTTGCATTTTGGACAATATCTTTGAACACCACATTCTTCTTTTACTGATTTCCAAGGTTCTGGTTTGATGAGGTCAATAAACTCATATTCAGTTGCCTTGAAATCGTCTCTCCAATTAGAAAATTCATATCCTTCTTTTTTGACACAATTTGGATATTTTTTTCCAAACATTTTTTTCATACCTTTTTTCTCATAACCAGGCCAACACTTTTCACCGAGGTCAATTTCTTCTTTTTTAGTTTTATTTCCCCAATTAGCAGCACCTTTTTTACGGCACTTAACTAAAGCCCCAGAAGCATATGCAGAAGGCCAAACCTTATAACGAGATTTTACTTTATGATAACAAGCATCTTTTTCACCTGCTGCTTCGATCATTGCTTCTTCTGTTTTCACGTTAATTGCCTTCCCTTTTCTATCTGGATTTGGATCTTTTCGATTCTTGCGTCTAAAAGCTGCTTCTTCCTCATCTTTAGAAAGATTACGCTTCATTTTTGAAGAACCGCACTTGGGTTTGGTTGTTTGACCTGGTTGCTTTGCACAGGGTTTTCCTGCATACTTGCCGCCCAGTTGAACCCAACCAGGGGTGCCATCAGAAGAGCGACTCTTGCTAAACCAGTCACGCAAAGAACTATCACCACTTTTCGTTTCTTCGTTAGTAACATAATCTGCTGCAGTATCAATGTAATCTGCTGCTTTAGTAATTTTAGATTGAACCCAGGCTTGTAAATTACCCTCACCTTTTTTACCCATCTTCTTTTGAAGACGTTTAACAGCACTTGCTACGGTCTTTAATTCTGACCTAGCCATAGAATATTCGTGATCTTTTTTTTCTTCACTCATTTTCTTTTTGCGACCCTGGCAGTGAGCTCTCTGACTAAAACCCTTTGGGTTATTGCAGTCAATACTCTTTTTATATTTATCTGACCATTTTTCTTGAAGAGAACTCATTGCCTTTAAGTGTCGAAAAAGAACATATGGAATAATCTAGAGTCATATTTATCATATCCAAAATATTTAGACGCAGCATGAGGGCACTTTGCATCCCATATGACTAATCGATTAAAAACATTGCCAACAACATCAATATGATCCCAAGGTGTAGGATCTAAAAACTTTTTAGACCAAATTACATCAGATCCTTCAACACTAACATGCCTAATCCTTGTTTCTTTATGTGCAAGTAAAGATGTTCCACACTCATACGGAGCATCTGGTGTTAGGTAAACAGTAGCGGCCCATCTTTGATAATCTGCATGATATACTAATGGGTCTTCACAAGTGCAATACTGAAATCTTCCACACATTGTATATGTGTCTGTCCATCCAGTAATTTTTTTATTCATAATCATCTCAAATCTTTCCTTTGTTCCAGGAATTTCATATTGATGTTCAGTTCTCTTTCCTTTATATCCACTGTCAGAAATGAAATTTTGTTCCAATGCAAAATTTCTAATAGAATGTGGATCATCATAAAAATTATCTACAACCCATAATGTTGGACTTGGAGACTCATTGAGTTTTTGATTCTTTAAAAAATAATTCATATCAAATATTTAAAATACCTGGAAGTCTTTTTCCACCTTCTTTAATTGCAACTAAATTTGTGGTAACAACAGGAATATGGGGAGACATTTCCCATGTATCTAGGCGATATGATTGAAATCTAATATCTTTATTCCTAATAAATTCTGCTTTACTCTTGTCAGTATAATACCAAAAACTATGTTCATTCCAAAAACTCACATGAGTCGGATCTTGCCATGCCCCGCGTCCATCTGTAGAAGGAACTTCAATTAAAGCCCAACCACCATGTGCAAGAACCCGATGTATCTCTCTCATTGTTTTAATTGGATCTCTCAAATGCTCAATCACATGACTGGCATTCAAAACTCCAACACTATTATCTGGAAGAGGAATTCCATCATTTAAATCACAAATGATATCCGCATCATGTTGATCGATTGTCATATATCCTTCCCTGGGGTATAAACCTCCACCAAGATCTACTTTTAGTAAATTATTTTTTTCAGCATCATGTTCAGCAAGAGCATAAACATTCTCATAAGCAAGTCTTACAGTTTCTTTTTGAATCTGTGAATTTTTTTTCAAATAAGTATTGTTGCCAGTTACTCTATAAACATAAAGCGGTTTTTCTATAAAATACATATTTGTATTTAAATATGTCCTTATCATTAATTCATGATCATCACATATTTCAAGTTCTTGATTATGTCCTCCAACTTTTTTATATAAATCAGATCTCCAAGACCTCACATGATCTGGAGCATACCAAATAAATGAAAGACTATGACTACTTGGATGCCAAGAATTCATTACATATCTTTCTTCTTCACGAAACTTGACTTTCGAATATGACCAACCATGGGCCGGATTATATGGAATAAATTCCTTTTTCATGTTATATTGGATAGCATTACTGTATGCAAATCCAATATTCTCATCTTGATATGCTTTATTCAATTCTTCTAAACAATTTGAAGTAATCATATCGTCATAATCAACTTCAACCAGAACATCACCCGTTCCTTTATGAAACGCATGATGTTTATGATATCCAATATTTTTTGAGGTATTTTCTGTCCTGAAAATCTTTACCCTATCATCATTCCTAATTCTTTCTGATATATTATGCTCTTTTAAATGATTGTTCAACCAAAGAACCCATTCCCAATTTGAATATGTTTGTGCCAAAATACTATCATAAAGTTCTTCAAGGTATGGATTTTTTTTGTGTGCTGGGGTGATAATGCTAAACTTATAATTCATAATCAATAAGATTTTTCTAAATATTATAACATGAAATTTATATATGACTTCATCATTTGCAAAGAAAGGTTGGCATTATATACCAGACATTATTAGTAAACAAGAAGCAATACAAATTAAATATCAGAATCTAATGGGTGCAATTCATGATCTTGGAGGTCTTAAAACTCATTATGATCCTGAAAGAGGAAATGTGATGTGTTGTTATGCTCCAGAGTCCTCCACATTTGTTGTGAAGAGAATGAAACCTATTCTTGAAGAACTACTTGGAGAGGAACTCATTCCATCATATTGGTTTACTACAACATATCATAATAAAGGATGGATGAATTGTCACACTGACAGACCCTCCTGTGAGGTCTCTGTAACGATGAATATCTGTGGTGATGCAGAGTGGCCTATTAAACTTAAAGACCTCACAGGGAAGCGTAGAGAGGTCGTGACACCTGTTGGACATGGTGTTGCATATCTTGGAACTATCGTTCCTCACTGGAGGTCACCACTACGAACACATAAGAACGATAGGTTTATGCAACTCTTTCTACACTATGTCAGAAAGAATGGTGAGTATGCTGACTATGCTTATGATAGAAATGAGAAGTGTTATTCCTTACTCACCAGGTAATTCTTCTTCCACAACATTTGGATCATTAATCATCGGAATTTGAGTTACTTGTGCCAGATATTCTGCATTACTTACAGAAACTGCAACTGGTGCATCAGGAAGAGTAAGTGGAAATTCAGAACCATTTGGAAGATTTCTTAAAGCAGTTCTCCAGGTTGTAAATTCTGATGACAGAGCAACACCTGTCTCCAACGATTTTGTGACAATCCAATCAGTCTCGGACAGAAGTTTATCTCGAATACTTCTTACCTCAACATATCTTTTTGTTTCTTGTGCGGTATCATAAGTAGCAATTTCTGCATCCCATTCTGCTTGAGTCAGAATTTCAAGACCATCTTCTTCTGTGATGGTAGTATCATCGGGGCAAGTCGATAAGCAAAAAGGAATACCATTACTATCAGTTATTCTATGAACGATCTCAAGACCTGCGATATTAGGAGCCACATATCCAAATCTGGGACGACTCCACATTGATGAAGAAATTGCAAAGACACTGGTATTATCCCTATCTACCCAATAATGTTTTAAAAGTTGTGTCATTTTAAATTAATAGACCTCTATTCCATATTTATCTGCAATCTGTTTATCTTGCTCATCCTTTGTTGGAACTCCTTTTACTCTCATC